CAAGGAACCAGCGCGTTTTGCGTTTAGTTTCAACAACTTCATACGCTTTGTTTCTACGGTAAGATAATCAGTGCCGAAATCTGGCCTCATCGTGAACCAGGCCGAGCTCGCCGAGACGTTCGGCGTCAGCGAGATGGCGATCCAGGACTGGCAGAAAGAAGGGCTTCCGCTTTTGGCTCGCGGAATGAGGGGCCAGTCCAGCCAATACGACACGCGGGCCTGCATCGAGTGGTATGCGGAACGTCGGGCCAAGTCGAGATTCGGAGACTCGTCTAGGGAAAAGCTCTCCAAGGTGAACGCGGAACGTGCCGAGCTGAAGCTGGCCGAGGAGAAGGGAGACCTGGTAAATCCTGCAAAGCTTCGTCCGCAGATGGCGCAGTCCGCGGTGGCTGTGCGCGAAGGTGTTTTACAGCTTCCAGATCGTCTGCGCGTGGTCTCCGGTCTGGATGAGGAACAAGTCGACCGCGCGCGCGCCGAATGTGAGCGAATCCTACGAAACCTGAGCAGGTATGAAAAGCCCGGAGGAGAGGTTAGTTTGCTGGTGGATGGCGCTGCTGAATCCACCGGAGAGGATGACAGCGGCGACATGGGCGGAGACGAGGAGGAGCCTAAGCCCAAAGGGTAGCGCGGTGCCTGGCCATTTCGAGATGGCCCTGACGCCTTACCTGCGCGAGCCGCTCGAGATCATCTCCAGGCTGACGCCGTTCGCCCGCAGCGTTCGCGAGGTCGTCGCCCAGAAGTCGGCGCAGGTCGGCTGGTCGGACGGGATCGTATGCAATACGCTGGGATGGATGATCGACACGCGGCCCATGCCGGCAATCGTGTTGTTTCCGCGGGAGCGTACCTGTCGCGATTTCAACAACGAAAAATTCGAGCCGATGGTGGAGGTAACCGAGTGCCTCCAGGACAAGATTCCGATCAAGTCTCGCTCGAAGTTCACCACGCAGGATCGAAAGACATTCCCCGGCGGCTTTCTGAAGTTCGTCGGCGCGAATGCTCCTGGGAACGTGAAGTCGACGCCGGCCAGGCTGCTGATCGTCGAGGAGCCGGACGACTGCAACAAGAATCTGAAAGGTCAGGGCGATGCGATATCGCTGCTGCGTGAGCGTGGCAAACGCTACCCGGATGCGCTGATGCTGATCGGCGGGACACCGACGCTTGAGGGCATCTCCGCTGTCGTCGCAGAAATGGAGCTGTCGGACAAGCGCAAATGGTTCGTACCTTGCCATGCGTGCGGCGAGGCCAATCCGCTGGAATGGGAACAGGTGCGCTGGGACGAGGATCCGGCGCTGACGCATCCGGTCTGGGGCCATGCGAACCTTGAAAGCGTGCGCTACTTCTGCCCAAGCTGTGGCGTTGCCTGGACCGATGCGGACAAGAATCGCAACGTCGCCAGAGCCGAGTCGAACGGTGGCGGATGGCGCGCGACGGAGCGTTTTACTGGCATCGCCGGGTATTACTTCAATGAGCTGATGTCGCTCTTCGGTGAGTCGCGCCTGCGTGACTTGCTGCAGAAGTACCTGGCCGCGAAGTCGGAGCTGGACAAGGGCGTGGTCGGCCCAATGGTCACGTTCTGGAATTCCACGCTGGGGCGTCCCTGGCGCTGGCAGAGCGGCGCGCCGGCGAAGGATGTCCTGGAGCAGCGCAGCGACGACTACGAGCTGCTGACGGTTCCCTGGGGCGGCCTGGTGCTAACGCTGGGCATTGACGTGCAGCACGATCGCCTCGCGGTAGTCGTGCGGGCCTGGGGTCGCGGCGAGGAATCCTGGCTGGTGTTCTGGGGCGAGATCTATGGCAACCCGATCGACAAAGCGGACGCGTGCTGGGGCGAGCTCGACCAGCTCATATTCCGCGCGTTCAAGCACGAAGGCGGGGCCGAGTTACACGCTTGGGCCGCGAGTATCGATTCCGGCGACGGTGTTACGGCGGATGCGGTCTACCACTACGTTCGCACGCGTCGGGCGTGGGTCAAATCGGGGGAGGTAGCGCCGGTCGCAGTGATGGCTGTCAAGGGATCGTCTACTGCCAGCAAGGAAATCTATTCGAAGCCGCGTGAGTCGATCGATCTGACGCGAAAGCAGAAGGCGACGCGGCACGGTTTACGCCCGCATATCGTGGGTGTTTCAAGAGCCAAGGACCTGCTGATCGGCAGCTCGGAAGGTGGCGGGCGCATCAACCTTACCGGAAACGGCCCGGGGCGCTTTCACTGTACGAAGCAGGTCCGCGGCGATTACTGGGATCAGATTCTGGCCGAGGTGAAGGCGCCGGATCAGCGCAGTCACAAGCACGTTCTGGTGTGGCAGAAGAAACCCGGCGCGCGTAACGAGGCTTTGGATTGCGAGGTCTATGCACTACATGGGGCAAAGCAAACCGGACTCGAGCGCTGGTCGGAGGCGCAGTGGGTCAAGATCGAAGCCAAGCTCCTCCGAGGCGAAGCAGATCGCTCTCCTGCTGCAAAACCGCAAGAAAAAGCTGCTGCAGTGGAAAGACCTGAAATTCGAGCTGATCAAGACGAGATTCAACCGGATTCGGCGGCAAATCCGAAGCTTCCTCCGCCGAATACTGCGAAACGAGTGACATTCTGGCCGCCTCGAGGCGGTGGGTTTACAACGAATTGGGGTCGCTGAGTGCCTGATATCCCGTTGACAGAACCGCTGCAGCTGCGCGCTGGCCTGACCTGGACCTGGAAGCGCTCGCTTACGGACTTTCCGTCGCCGACGTGGGTGCTGGCGTATCAGTTCAAGAACGCGACCGATCATTTTGAGCTGACCGCGGCCCAGTCTGGGACCAGCAGCGATCATTTGGTCAACTCGGCCTTCGCTGCGACGGCGGCGATCGTGCCAGGAAGCTACGGCTGGACCGCTTCGGCCACGTCTGGCGTCGACCGTTTCGAAGTCGGAAGCGGACGGATAACGATTCTGCCGAACACGGTCAACACCGGCTTGCTGGAGGAGCGCTCGACTGCGCGCCAGATCCTGTACCAGCTAGAGGCGCGCTATCTGGATTTTAGAACGAATCAAAGCAGCAGCGGCGCGGTGCTCAGCTATCAGATCGGCGATCGACAGATGACATTCGGGGATCCGCAGCAGTTCGTCGAATCTCTGATCAAGGACATCAGCTACTGGCGCAACAAGGTCTGGCTCGAGGATGCGTCGCAGAGCATCGCGCAAGGCCTCGGTAATCCGCGTAAGACGTTCGTCCGCTTCGGCGCATAAATCCAATGCTAGAAGGCCTACGCCACAAGGTGGCGCGATGGATTGCGCCCGTAAAAGTCAATCGCCAGCAGAAGTTCCTGGCGAACATGGCCAGGATATATCACTCGGCCGAGGGTGGCCGGCTGACAGGCGGATGGAAATCCTCCAATAACAGCAGCGATACCGAGCTGCGCTCGAGCCTGCAAAAGCTGCGCGCACGCTCCCGGGCCCTGGTGCGCGACGTCGGCTATGCGAAGCGCGCGAAGGTAATCGTCGTCAATAACGTCATTGGCGCCGGGATGGGCATGCAGGCCCAAGTGTCGAACATGCGCGACCGGCTGCTGGAAGACGTCAATAACAATATCGAGGAAGCGTGGCGGGAGTGGTCTTACTGCAACAGTTGCCATACCGGCGGCGTGCTCGAGTTCGCCGATATCGAGCGCCTGGCAATGGGCCAGATCTTCGAGGCCGGCGAGATTTTCATCCGCAAGCATTACTCGCGCTTCGGCGAAAGCAAGATTCCGCTGGCGCTGGAAGTGATCGAGGCGGAACGCATTGCAGAGGAATTCCTCGCGCCGGTCACGACGCCAAACGAGCTGCGCATGGGCGTCGAAGTCAACAATTTCAATCGTCCGATCGCCTACTGGGTGAAGGATCGTCATCCGGGCGACTTGCGTACAAGCTCGTTTGCAATCGATCGGCTGCAGCGCATCCCTGCCGATCAGATGATTCACCTCTACATCTGCGACCGCTGGCCGCAGACCCGCGGCGAACCGTGGATGCATGCGGTCGCGCGGCGGCTAAACGATATGGACGGCTACAGCGAGGCCGAGATCATCGCGGCGCGCGGCGGCGCGAATTACATGGCGTTCCTGCACACGCCGGACGCCGACGACATTCCGGCCGACGCGAGGGAAGGCAACCAGAAGATCACCGAGCTGGCGCCTGGCATCGTCGAGCAGCTCCCTCCGGGCTGGGAGATGGAATTCAACAACCCGAACCGGCCGAATCCGAACCTCGACCCGTTTATGCGCTACATGCTGCGCGAAGTCGCGGCGGGCACGGGGCCAAGCTATGAAAGCCTGTCGCGTGACTACTCGCAAAGCAATTACTCCAGCAGCCGCCTCGCATTGCTGGACGATCGTGATCTCTGGCGAGTCTTCCAGCAGTGGTGGATTCGAAAGTTTCGTTTTCCCTTGCATCGAGAGTTTGTGCAGCTTGGCGTGCTCTCCCGTGTCATCAGTTCTATTGATCTCGCCGAGTTCGTCACCAATACGCGCAAGTTCGAATCGGTCGCGTTCAAGCCGCGCGGCTGGACCTGGGTCGATCCGCAAAAGGAAGTCGACGCGCTAGCGAAGGCGGTGCGCTCGGGCTTCACCACGTTGACGGACGTGATCTCGCTGACCGGCAACGGGGACGACATCGAGGACATGCTAAAGAAGCGCCTGCGCGAGCTCGAGCTGGCGAAGGAGAAAGATCTCGTCTTCGACACGGATCCTGGCGTCGACGCATCGGGCAAGCCGCCGGCACCAGAACCGGCTGCGCCTGCACCACAGCCGGAAGACAACGCAAACCCAGACGGGGAGACGGCTGCACCTGGCCGCGTCGTTTCGATGAGGGTCAGTAAATGAAACTGGCACCACTGCACCGCACGATCCAATTGCGCGCGGACCAGGTCAACGCCGCCACGCGCAGCGTCGAATTCTCATTTTCGTCAGAGACGCCGGTCGATCGGTTCTTCGGCAGCGAGATCCTCGATCACGGCGCCGAGTCGGTGCGCCTTGGCCGCATCAATTCCGGCGCGCCGCTGCTGTTCAATCACAAGATGGACGATGTGATTGGCGTCATTGAGCGAGCGGAGATCCGCGGGGACAAACGCGGGTATGCTACGGCGCGCTTTGCGAAGACAGTGCGCGCCGATGAAGTGCTGGGGATGGTAAACGACGGCGTGCTGCGCAACGTGAGTTTTATGTATCGCATTCACGAGATCGTAGAGAAGCCAAAGAGTGACGAATACCGAGCGGTTGACTGGGAGCCGATGGAGATTAGCCTGGTGAGCGTACCAGCTGACTACTCGGTCGGCATCGGCCGCGCAAACGGCAACGATGAGCAAGAAGTGCGCATTCGCAGTGCAGAAGTTCCCCCGGCGAAACCGGCTAACAAGACAGGAGATACGGCAATTAGTGAAGTTACCGCCGCGGCGGACAAGACTGCCGCAACCGCAGGCACTGACGTCGTCGTGACGGTGGACAACGAAAGAGGCGCCAAGCTCGAGAAAGCGCGTGCATCGGCGCTCGCGCAGCTGGGCGAAAAATATAACGTCGACTCGGCCACCGTTCGCGGATGGATCGACAACGATACATCGATCAATGCGGCCGGAGACGAGATCGTCGGCATCATGGAAAAACGCAGCAAGGCGGACATCAAGACCGTGACCAAGCTCGGTATGTCGCGTCGAGAGGTGGAAGGCTACAGCCTCTTCCGCGCGATCAATGCGGTAGCAGACAAGAACTGGAACAAGGCGCCACTCGAGCTGGAAGCGCACAAGGCCATCGCCGACAAGTTGAACCGCATCCCGGATCCGAATAGGTTCTTCGTTCCGATGGAAATCCAGGAGCGACAAGTCAGCTTCCAGGATCCGCATGCGCGTGAATACGCAATGCAGCGCATGGCAATGCACATGCCTGGCCTGTCTCAACGCGATTTGTTAGTTGCAACAGGCAGCGCTGGCGGTTTTTTGGTGCAGACCGACAACGTCGGCTTCATTGAAATGCTGCGCAACGTGTCCGTCGCATTCAGAATGGGATCGCGTCGGTTGTCTGGGTTGCAAGGAAATGTAATGGTTCCGCGTCAAACCGGCGCCGCGACTGCGGTCTGGCTGGCGAACGAAGCAAGCACGATCACGGAATCGCAGCAGGTATTTTCTCAGCTTGCTTTGAGTCCCAAAAATGTTGGCGCCTATACCGAAATCAGCCGCCAGCTCACGTTGCAATCCTCGCCCGATGCAGAATCGATTGTTACTGCGGACCTGGCGGCAGTCGTCGCGCTTGCTGTCGACCTAGCAGTCATCGCGGGAAGTGGTGCGGCAGGTCAACCGACAGGAATTATCACGACGGCCGGCATCGGCGGCGTAACTGGCACCGCGATTGCATTCGCCGGCATCTTGGAGTTCCAGACTGACGTAGCGGGCGCGAACGTTGCCCCAGTGCGCGGCGGTTATGTCACCACGCCGGCTGTAGCGGCGCTGCTGATCCAGCGCGTCAAATATGCGAGCACAGCAAGTCCGCTCTGGGAAGGCAGCGTGTGGGAAGGCAACGTCCAGGGATTCCCAGCTCTGAGCTCTCTGCAAATCCCGACTGCAAATATTTTGTTCGGTGACTGGGACAAGGTCATCGTAGCGGAATGGGGCGTGTTGGAGATCGAAGTCAATCCTTACGCGAATTTCCAGGCTGCGATCTTGGGCGTGCGTGCGATCTATACGGTAGACGTAGGTCTGAGAATTCCGGCGGCCTTCTCGCTGGCGACAACGGTCACGTAGCAAGGTGCTCGATACCAAATCCGCCGGGGTGCTGGTTGGCCCCGGCGCACCGGGAGGTCAAATGGAACGCAAAGAAAAAGTTCTGCGCGTGGATGTCGTGCGAGCGTTTTACTACAACGGCGAATTGCAGCCGCCTGAGACGACGATCGACTTGCCAGAGCGATTTGCGCGCGAGATGCTGAGCGCGCATAAGGTCGTAGTCGCCGTCCCGCGCGACACGCTACACGTTCCGAAGAAAAAAGAGGCTTAAAGATGTTATTCAATCAGGGCCAATCGGCGACGCCGACAATCCTGCTCAACCCGGCGTCGGCGGCGAATACGGCCGCGGCAACAAGCGCATGGGTCGATGTGCGCGGCTTCGTGGGCGATCTCGTGATTACGCACCAGGTCGGGGCCATCACCGGGACGCTGACGGCTACGATCGAAGACGCGACTGACGGAGCAGGTAGTGGCGGCGCGGCAATTGCATTGAACGAAGGCGCGTTTGCGGTCGTGTCGGTAGCGAACAAGATCGAGCGCCGCACGCTGAATGCAGATGCAACGCGGGGCTTTATCCGTTACGTAGGCACTATCGCGACCGGGCCGGCACTGGTAGCCGTTGGCATTCTGTCGAGGCCGTCGGCGTTGTGAGATTAGAAAATGCTGCAGTTTTCTGGTCAGAATTCTTTCGGTTTAAGGCTAATCGGCCCATCTTCACATCCAGACACGATCGACTCGACGACCGGATGGCTGGATATCAGCATGTATAGCGGCGACCTTATGTTCGTTCTGATGTTCGATCAGATCACCGGAACACTGACGCCGACGGTGGAGCATGCGAGCGATATCGTCGGAACCGACGCCGCTCTGGTCGTTTTCAATGAGGGACCATTTATTACGATGGGTAACACGGAAGGAATTTCGATAAGAACGGTGCGCGCTAATTCACTCAAGGGCTTCATTAGATTTATTGGAACCATCGTCGGCGGGCCTGCCGAATTCAGCGCATGCATGATAGCGCGCCATCATGGAATGAGCATCTGACATGCCCGCGAAACGAATCATCATTCTGGAGCAGTCCGACGCGCAGACATACCGCTTTGCGCTATGGGCCGATGTGCCTGTGCCGCGCCAACCGTTCTATGCCAATCCAGCTGCAGTCTCGGCCTGGAGTGGTGCGGCTGCCGGGGACAACACAGCGCTAAAGAATGGCTCGGTCGTGGAATCGACGGGGACCATCAACGTTCCAATAGGCGAGGCTCTCGCGCCCAGTCAGGCGCGACTGATTGCGCTGTGGACCGCTTACCAGGCGGCTGTCACCTCTGGCAACCAGTGGGCGCGCTATGGCAGCTTTTGGGACGGTACGACGTGGACGCCGAGCGGGGTTGCATAAGTGTCAACCATAAACAAGATTCTGTATGCAACGAGCACGAGCATTACGCTTACCGCTCCCGGCACCGGGGCCGCGCGCGAATCCAACTCGGTAGACAACGGAACCAATCGTTACGACGACGTGCTGGTCAGAATCGCCTTTACTGCCGGCACGGTGAGCGCGAACAAGCAAGCCGTCGTGTACGTCTGGGGCTCGGAGGACGGGACCAACTTCGAGTCTGTTGTCACTGGGTCCGACGCTGCGATCACGCTGCGCAACCCGGAATCAATGCGCTCGATCGTGATCCCGTGCCCGACAAGCTCGGTAGCATATAAAAAGACGTTCAACCTGCTTGACGTGTTCAGCAGCGTGCCGCGCAAGTGGGGCCTTGTTTTCCTCGATGACACACTGGGAGGGGTAGCCAGTCTCGCCGTAAGCTATACCGGCATCAGCTTCGAGGACATCTGAGTGGGGATATACCTCGCGCGCAAGTGGAGAGAGCAGCCGCAGCATGGCGTGCAGCTGGCGCGGAATCACCCACTGGCGGTGGGCATTGGCCGCGTGATCTTCCCGCTTAATCGCGAGGATCTGGTCAGCGGACAGGCGCTCTCATTCACCACATTACCGCAACTGATGCGGTACGGACGCGGAACCGTCGTGCGCTATGGCTCAACGGCGGGCGGTCGGATCACAGTACCCACCCCGACGCCCGCGGCTGGCTACACGATGGGCGTGGTGAACGTTCCGATCAACGGCTCGAGCAATGAGGTTATCGGTTTTGCGCAGACGGCTGGAAGCAGCACGGCAGAAAGACGCATTTCCTGCGATTCCGCCGGGGCCACGCCATATTATTTCCAGATTAACGACGGCGCCAGCAAACAATCAGGCAGCGTCGGAAATGCAAACCTGACCGCTGGCGCTAGGGACATTGTCGTCGGCCGCTGCACGAATGCGTTCGTCATTCAATGCTGGTTCAACGGTTTTGCAAGCACGACGACTGCCTGCGCCAACAACGGCTTCGCATATACGCCTATACCTGTCTTCGGGATCAATACCAATAATGCGGCGATCGCCGACGGCGGCGTGCAGATCGCCGTGCTCTGGTATAGAGCGCTGACAGTAGACGAGATCAGCTGGTGGAGCGAGTGCCCGTGGCTGGTGCTGGAGCGCGACCCGCACCGCGTGTATGGATTCACGGCGCCAGCTGGAGGCGCAGACGTTCTTTACCCACAGGCGGTGTTTTGATGCCATCCCTGAAGCGACACGACGGCGAGCTGATGATCGATCATCGCGCGAGCCCCGGACTGCCAGAAGATTTCTACAGGCCGCTCGGAATCGATGCGCCCGCGATCGGCGGGGGACGATTATTCGAGACAGCGACGATTACGTGCTCGCACTGCAACGGCGTCGTTGTGCTGAATCCCTTGCGCACCAGGGAGCGAGCCTACTGCTCCAAGTGTGACCATTACATCTGCGATAGCTGCAAGGCCGCGTCGTGCCTGCCGCTGTATTCGCATGCGCCTTTCGAAAAGATAGTTGACGTCGTCACCGGGTCGGACAAGCAATACGAACTGCCAGCGCTTCTGGCTCAACTGAAAGGAAACTGAAATGGCCAAGAGAATTTTCCAGAACATCAACTTTACGCCGACCGCGACAGCGGACAACGTGGCGCTCACGAGTGCGACGTATATGGCGGTGAAGGGCGGAAGCGCGACGCAGAAAAATATCGTAAACGAGATCTACGTCGCCGGCATGGCCGCTGCCAGTGCGCCGACCGCTCTAAGCTTTGCGCGCAGTATGACTATCGCAACCACACCGACTGCGCTGGCGACGCCGGCCTCGGATGGGCCGATCGATCCAGCCACTGCGGCGCTCGCGGCGCCGCCGATCACGTTCACGGCGGCTGCGACTGGCGGGTCTCGGTCGAACACCACGACAGACGCGCACTTGATGCTCGGGCTCAATGCATTCGGTGGGATCGTGCGCTACAACGCCACCCCTGGTCAGGAATTCGTGCTGCTGGGCAATAGTGCTGCGCTGTTCGGCGAGGCATATCTGTCGAGCGAAAACGTCGGCACGGCTGGCCTGGTGAACGCACATATCATGTACGAGACGTTCTGAAGGTTAGCGTATGACGTTTCGCGGGCCGCTGATCAATGGGCCTCGGTCGCTGCCGAGGCCTACACGATTCGACCCGCCTAACCTTCTCGTTACGACGCTGGCCGTCGCGATTGCGGCGGCACCATTCTCTAACTTCGATCTAGGATCGCCAAGGAGCGCGCCCTATCCGGCACAGAACCGCACACATTTACAGCCGCTGAACTTCCAGCTTATCGGCAAGGACACCTTTTTTGCTGGGCCTGGAGCGGCGCCGGACTTCGACTGGCCCAATCCCAGATCCGCCATCTATCCGAATCAGAATCGGACATGGTTGTGCTGGGCTCAACTGCTGCCCGTCGGAGCGCCTCCGTTCAGCCAGCAGGACTGGCCGAATCCTCGGGACAAGATCTACCCGACGCAAACGCGCAGCTGGCTGAATCCAGCACAGATCCAGCTGGTCGGCCAGGACGTCTTTTTCGGCTCGGCTGGGATGGGTCCAGACTTCGACTGGCCGACGCCGAAAGCGCAGGTTTATCCGCAATCGAATCGGACCTGGGTCTTCGCGCAGCAGCTGGTGCCAGTGGGCCCAGCTCCATTTGCCCAAGACGATTGGCCGCTTCCACGCACGCGCGGACCGGGAGGGACGTGGACCTGGTCGCAGCAGCTGATATCGGCGCCGGTCGCCGCACCGTTTAGCCAAACGGATTGGCCGAATCCGCGCGCTTCTGCTTATCCGTCCCAGACGCGCAGCTGGACGAAGATCGCGCTGCTGCCTCCGCTGAATGCGGCGGCGATGCCGTTCAATCAATCGGACTGGCCGAATCCGCGGACGGCTTACTACACAGGATCGCTGCGCTGGCACAGCGCGCAGCTGTTCCCGGATACGGTCGTCGTGCCTCCGAGCGGAGACATCGTCGCATCGATGACTTTCGAGTGGGACGAACGCACGGCCGGCTTCGTGTGGACTGCGCGCCGAGCAGGCTTCACCATGGTGTAGAGATATGGACCAAGTCAACGAAGACTCGAGCTCGCGCGTCACGGTGAACCTATTCGATCTGGCCGGACTGCCGGCGGTGCCCACGGCGTTCACCTACCGGATCGACTGCATGACGACCGGAACGGCAGTGCGGGGCATCACCTCATTGACGCCGGCCAGCTCGATCTTGATTCCGTTGACGCCGGTCGACAATGCAATCCAGAACGAAGGCGATCCGATCGAGGTCAAGCGCGTCACCGTCAGCGCGCAGTATGGCGGCGCGGGCGACATGCTGAACGACGAATTTAACTATGAGGTGCGGAACCTCCGCTTCATCTGATGACCTTCGTCGAGCCGCTGGC